AGGTAATCTATATACTAGAGAGCCAGGAGAAACACCGTTCTATTTTGCAGAAGGTGCCTCAGTATCATTGGTTAGATCTAACATTGTTGATCTGATTACGGTATCAGCAGTTGCGGTTGCGATTACAGAAGCTGATATTGATAATATTTCTAATGCAGCAGCGGATAAGGTTTGGGATGAATTGCTCACTAATCATCAAATAGAAGGAAGTGCTGGTAAGAAGTTGAAAGATAACATTAAGAAGAACCAATATATCGCATTGAGTTAGAATATTGAATTGTTATAAATAAAGGAGAAAGTGATATGAGTGAATTTGATTTAAATGCTGCGATACAAGCGGCGAAAGGGATTGATGCTGTCGCGTTTAAAGACTCGGTACAATCAGCATTGGCTAACAAAGTGTCAGACGCATTAGATGCAAAAAAGATGGAACTGGCCGGCAATTTTTTAAAAACTGATTCTGAAGATTCTGAACAAGAAACAGAGCAGGAAACGGAGACCCACGGGGAAGAATAGATGAAAACTTTTATGGAATTCATTAGTTTGCAGGAATCTTTTATCGAAGAGCAGATTCAATCGGTTACCGAGGACGAAAGTCATCGACAAGCTCTCTTGTCTTTATACGAAAATCTCAGTGATGAGAATAAAGTAAAGTTTGAAGATAAATTAGAATCCGACAAAGATAGGTTGATCGAATTTGCAATCTCAAAATTTGAGGAATAATAGCACATTTGCTATATAAAGAAAATGATTAAATTTAGAAATTTTCTAGAACAAAAGTCTCCAAATTTTGTGGCGAAAAATGCCCATAAATATAATAAGGCGGTTGTTCATACAGACAAAAAGAAAGACCTGAAGAAAGGTTATGTAAAGCATAAGGGTACAGGATCATGAAATTAATCACGGAATTAAACGAACAAGTTAGTTTTATTACTGAAGAGAAAGATGACGGCAAGAAAGAGTTGTTCATCGAAGGTATCTTTATGCAGTCGGAGCAGCCTAATAGAAATGGCCGTATGTATCCCTTTTCAGTTTTGAACCGAGAGACAGAAAGATATAACGAAAATTACATCAGTAAAGGTAGAGCATTTGGAGAACTCGGGCATCCCGAAGGTCCAACGATCAACCTAGAAAGAGTTAGTCATTTAATCAAAGAACTTCGGGTTGAAGGTAACGATTTCTACGGTAAAGCCAAAGTGCTTGATACACCTTATGGTAATATCGTAAAGAATTTGATTGGTGAAGGGGCTCAATTTGGAGTTTCTACACGAGGTATAGGTACATTAGAAGAATCTGATAAAGGATACAAAGTAGTTCAGGATGATTTTCATCTTGCTACTGCGGCAGATATTGTGGCAGACCCATCTGCTCCAGATGCTTTTGTTAGAGGTATCATGGAAAATCGTGAATGGGTTTGCGTAGAAGGTTGTTGGTCGGAAAGGGAAATTGACATTTCCAAAAAAATCATCAGAAAGGCATCTTCTAAAGAACTTCAAGAAAAGAAATTCAAAATTTTTGAGAGTTTCTTGAGAAGTTTATAGTCAAAACTGGTTATCTTATAAATAACTTAATAATTGATACATTGTAAAAAGGAGAATCGTATGACAGCAGAAATCCAAACTGAGTTAGAGCAAAACACTGTCGATGCTACACTAGAAGAAGTTGAAACGACTGAAGAAGTTGCGGAAACTCAAGAAGAGTCTATTAGCATTGATGAATTGTTTGCCGGGGATGATTTGTCTGAAGAGTACAAATCAAAAGCAAAATCTATATTTGAAGCTGTAGTTGCAACACGAGTTAGTGATGCGACTAGTAAGTTACAAGAAGAATTTGATACTAAACTTGAAGAACAAACTGAAGAGTTTGCCGAAGGTTTGGTCACTAAAGTTGACGAATACCTTGAGTATGTAGTTAACGAATGGATGGAAGAAAACAAACTTGCTATCGAAAGTGGCATTCGCGGTGAAATGGTTGAAGACTTCATGGTAGGTCTTAAAAATCTGTTCACTGAGCATTATGTGGATATTCCCGAAGACAAGGTTGATGTAGTCGAAAATTTCGCTACAGAAGTTACTTCTCTTAAGGGTGAGCTTGACAACGCCATCAGTGAAAATGTTAAGTTGGTTGAACAACTTGCAACATTGAAGAAAGTAAATGTTATCGAACAAGCTTCCGAAGGTTTGACTGAAGTTCAGGTTGAGAAATTTAAATCTCTGTCTGAAAATGTCGAATTCAATACCGAATCTGATTTGGTAGAAAAATTGGAATTGATCAAACAGAAATACTTTACGGGATCGGAAGAAACATCATCTTCTGTTCAAGAGAGTTTAGTTGAAGATTTAACTAACGAAATTGTAGAAGATACAACATCACCTCTCATGTCCAGTTATGTTAACAATCTTTCACGCCAAGTCAAAAGTTAATTTTTTATAAATAAAAACAGAGTATTTAGAATTTTTCGAAGGAGAAAACTATGTCAACAGATATTTTACAGAAAAAATGGTCACCAATTCTTGAGCATGCTGATATGCCTAAGATCACTGACTCGCACAAAAAAGCCGTAATTGCACAACTACTTGAAAACCAAGAAGTTGCAACTCGGGAATCTCAGTCTGGCGGTTATCATCAACCAACAAACTTATTAAACGAAGCCGCACCCACAAACGATATGGGCGCATCTAATGGTACCGGAACTGGCCCCATCAACTTCGTAGATCCAGTGTTAATCTCATTGGTTCGTCGTGCTATGCCTAACCTCATCGCATATGATGTTGCTGCTGTTCAGCCAATGTCTGGTCCTACTGGTTTGATCTTTGCGATGAAATCACAGTATGCGTCACAGAGTGGCGATGAAGCATTCCACGCAGAAGCTGATTCTAACTTCTCTGGTCAGAACGCCGCTCAAGACGTGCCTGGTAGTGTCGTTGCAACAAGCACCGCAACAGACCCATTTGCTGCTGGTGGTTACACAAAAGCTGGTGGTATGTCTACTGCTCAAAGTGAAGCACTCGGTGACGTTGCTGGTAATCAGTTTGCTGAAATGGCATTCAGTATCGACAAGGTTTCTGTAACCGCTAAGAGTCGTGCTCTGAAAGCTGAGTACACAATGGAATTAGCACAAGATCTTAAAGCTGTTCATGGTCTTGACGCTGAATCAGAACTCGCTAACATTCTTTCTACCGAAATCCTCGCGGAAATTAACCGTGAAGTTATTCGAACGATTAACTGGTCTGCTGTTTTGGGTGCTTCTGATACTGCTTCTGCTGGTACTTTCGACCTTGATGTCGATGCTAACGGCCGTTGGTCAGTAGAGAAGTTCAAGGGTTTGATGTTCCAAATCGAACGCGAAGCAAACCAAATCGCTAAAGATACTCGTCGTGGTAAGGGTAATATCCTCATCTGTTCTTCTGACGTTGCTTCTGCACTTCAGATGGCTGGTGTTTTGGATTACACTCCTGCTTTGTCTAACAGCCTTCAGGTTGATGACACGGGTTCTACCTTCGCTGGTGTTATGAATGGTCGTATTAAAGTTTATATCGATCCTTACTTCTCCGGTACGAATGGTAGTCAGTACGCTTGTCTTGGTTACAAGGGTTCTTCTGCATATGACGCTGGTTTGTTCTACTGCCCTTACGTTCCTCTCCAGATGGTACGTGCGGTTGGTCAAGATACATTCCAACCAAAAATTGGCTTTAAGACTCGTTACGGTATGGTTGCAAATCCGTTTGCACGTTCTACTGAAACGGCACCTTCTAGCACTGATGGTTCGATCACAAATCGATCGAATACCTACTACAGAATCTTCAAGATCACGAATCTTATGTAAGACCTGTAACAAAAATAACAACGAGTTATCGTTACGTTTTAAGGGAGTCTCTTTCGAGGGGCTCCCTTTTTTTTGTGTTATAAATAGGTATACTAAAGAGGAATAAGTTTATGGCAACACCATTAAATCCAAGTTTTTTACCTAACAATAAATACGAATTTGTTATCGAAAGACTCCCAAACTTTACATTCTATGTTCAGGGTGTTTTGTTGCCTAGTATTACTCTGGGCGCGACCCAAACTCCAACCCCGTTCACTACGGTGTATACACCAAGCAATCAGTTGACATACGAACAATTGCAGATTACATATATTGTTGATGAAGACATGTTATCGTGGTTTGAGTTGTATTCTTGGATGACAAATCTTGGTAATCCGACATCGTTCGACAAACTTGGTATATTGACAAGTCAGCCTGGCAAAAAGAATTCCATCACATCTGATGCGACTTTGCTCATCAAGACTAACAGCAATAACACCAATGTTGAGGTTAAGTTTGTTGATATCTTTCCGATAGAACTGACAGGGTTTCAATTCAGCACATCGGAAGCGCAAGACTTCCAAACAACTTCGGCGACATTCGCATTCACATATATGACAGCGACAAAATTGACTTAACCCCCGAAGTGTGGTATAATAATGTAATTTGTGAATATACGTAGGAATATTATGACTTTAGATGAAATTATTGATGAGTGGAAAAAAGATTCGGTATTAGATCCAACTAGTCTTGGTACAGAATCATTAAAGATTCCGGTGCTTCATAGTAAGTATATGAAGATTTATTATGAGGAAAGACGGAGATTGAAGGCCGGAGAATTCCGAAGCAAGGACATGTATCTAGCCAAGCATGAATACTATACAGGTAAAATGTCAGAAGAAGAACTTAAATCTCGCAATTGGATTCCTTTCGATAAGATTCTTTTGAAGGCAGAGTCTGAAATGTATATCCAGTCGGACCAAGATATTATCCAGACAAATATTAAGATCGTGAATCAGCGAGAAAAAATGTCGTTGTTGGAAGAGATTGTAAAAAATCTAAATCAAAGAAACTTCCAAAT